ACCGCCTCGACCTAGCTGAGTCATTTGTCCTTGAAGTATGGCTTTGAGCGCATAGCCCGCATCTTTCCATAGTTGAGTAATTTTCGGATATGTATTTCGGTACGTATTGATAATTCGCTGTGCCTCTTCAGTCTCAACTTCAACACCAAAATTTTTAAGTTGCGCTTGAAACTTTGTCGCCCCCATGCCGTAGCCCGCTCCAAGAATCGTCGTTTTACCGACAAATCGCTCATCCTTCGTAATCTCTTCGATTCTCTTGCCGTAGATAGCCGTTGCCATGATTTTGTATACATCTTCACCCTCCTCAAATGCTTTTACTAAGTCGTCTTGCCCTGCTAACCATGCAAGTGTGCGTGCCTCGATCTGCGATGAATCTGAGTCAATCATCATGTAGCCTTGTGGGGCTCTGATCGCCCTCTTGAGCATCGACCCCCTCGGTAGGTTTTGTAGGTTTAGTTTGTCGTCTCCACCCCATCGTCCAGTATGCGCCGCGTAATATCTAAGCGGGACGGGCATTGCGCCTCTGTTAGCAATACCAATGAATCGTTCTGTCCGTGTCTCTTCAATCGTAGACTTCGTGCCCAACCTTGCCGATACCATAGTTTGTACAACTGGGTTTGGGTGATCGAGTAGTGCTTTAAACGCCTCGTCTGTCTTAGCAAAAGCAAATGTTTCTTTGCCCGTAGCAAGGCTCTTCTTCATCGGAGGCTCGACGCCATGCACCTTGAGCAACTGTGCGAACTTTGGGTTGCTCATCAGGTCGTCTTTGTCGTAATGGGCAAGCAGTTTTATCTTCGTAGATTGAACTAGTTGTAGGTGTTCCTCAAGCAAGTTGGCATCCAACTCGAGCGTAGGTTCGGTGAACATGCGTATGGTCAGGTCAATCAAACGAAGCTCGGCTGCGGGGAAGTTGTTACTCATAAGCAAGAATATGGAGTAGGTAAGCCTAACGTCGTTCTTGCAGTACTCCCCATAAGTGGCTAGGTGCGTATCAGTAAAGTCCTCACGGCGCAGGCCCTTAGCATCCTCTACCTCTGTACCCTTGACCCCGACGTCATAGTGCGAAGCTAATACTTTAAGACTACCGCCAACTTCCGTTCCATGTAACGCTCTACCCATTGAGAGCGTATCTAACCAACCCTTAGGGCTGACACCGAATACCCATTTCAAAATAGCCCCGTCAAACATAGCGTTGTGCGCTAACGCCAAACTGTTAGCCCAATCGAACGAGGTCAGGAACTGGCATAGGGTCTCATGGTCGCCACTACACCATGCCGGTTCGCCATCGTTTACCTGTACTGAAACACCGATAACTTCAAAACGCTGATCCCTCACGTATTCCTCAGTGGTCTGCTTGGCAAAACCCAACTCGCTAGAGTAGTAGGTTTCAAAGTCAATTGTGAGGATGTTCATTCTGCCCTTTCTTTGCACTCAGCTATTACCTGCTCAAGAAAGTGAAGATTGTTTTCTTTGATGATGCAAGAGTAGCCCCCCGCTTTGATTACGCCACCGAGATTTTTATATTGCAGTGCGGTAGGTTCGCCCTTACCCGCCTTGGCTTCGATAGCCACAAAAAATCCATGCACGCAACATAGAAAGTCGGGCACACCGCTATTGCCTAACCCTGTGCCTATCGGCATAGCGTAGTAGACACCATGTGTTTTAAGAATTGCTTTGATTTTGGCCTTGACCTTGGCCTCAGGAGTTTGTGCCATCTAACCCTCCAATTTATTTTCAGAAGGTCAGTGTAGCACAGTGATTTGACTTTGTCAACTACAGGCGAAAAAAATCCCGCATATGCGGGTATGTCCTAAGAAAAGTTAGATGTGGGGGGATGATAGATTACGTGCCCCCCGTCACGCTATAGGTTCAAGCAGAGCAAATCAATTAGGGGGACTCTGCTTGAGAGAGACACCGTCACATCTATCGGCTAGGTCGTCCCTCAATTATGATGCCCCCTAGATTTAGTTTAACTTCTCTATGGCTCGGCTGAGATACCACTGTGCCTTCTTTAAGTCTTCCAACTTGTTGCCCTTGTGGTCGGCTCGTGATACGTATTTCACAACATTACCAAGGTGATAGCCTAAACCTTTCGCTTCAATGAAGTCGATAGTCTCTATTCCCCCTGCTTTGTAATGCGGAGGATGGTTGACCATGTCGGTGTGATGCGTAGTGACAATGTCTGCGCCTTGCATGAGTCGCTTGCCTGTAATCGGGTGACGTCGGTCACGCCCATTCGTAATTTTATAAGCCAACTCCACTATCTCCTTAGGTGTTATCTGTGTGGTTGTATCTACTGCCGTAGGTATTTTGGCATCACTCTTCATCTTGTGGACTACCTGATGCACATACTGCGGTATCAGTTTCAATGCGTCTGCTACCTCTCGTGCTTTCGCAGTCGGGTGCTTAGCAATGTAGGCACGGATTTGTTGTGACTTGTTTGGTTTTTTGGCTGTTGCCATGTGTTAACTCCTGTTTGTTTGTTGATTGACATACTCGGTAAGAACTTCTCTCATCTTGGCTTGCTTTGTATACGCATAGTTTGTGTTGAAGTAATCCATCACATCCTTTGGTAGACGCAGGCTCGTGCAAAAGAGCGGGGGCTTCTTACCAACACCCCTACCCTTGCGTTTTGTTATCGGTTTTAACTCTTCAATTCCTGTTGTCATAGCAGTGCATCCTTGAAATCGTTCTTAATAAATCTTCGCTTTACTTTTTCTAATAGCTTTGGGTCTACCCGCTCGAACGGATTCCAATTGTTTCTGCATACGTTCGTAATGATTTCTTCGTTCTGCATCAATTGCCTCTTGCGGGACAATGACTTCTTGGGTTGTAAATCTATGTTCATTAGCACATTCTCTCCTTCGTGTATGCCCAAATGTGGGCGAATTTTTTGTTTGTTTAACTAGCGTCCATGCACCGCATGTCGGGCATTTCATTCCAACTCCTGTAGTTTCTTCATCGCCTTCCAAAAGTCTCCTGTGAATGGGTCGTCTCCCTCTGAGGTTTCTCGGTCAACTCGTTCGCACAAATCCTTTGCGTGTTCCAGTGCTTCGGTTAAGTGCACATACGCCTTAGACCCATAGTCAAACCCCATCTCATATGCTTGCGTCATTGCAGTCACAGTATTCTCATCACAACTAACGCTACGCAGTAGCGTAACCATCTCATCTTTTTTCATCGTCAACGCTCCCCAACATAAATATTGATACCGCAACTACCACTACTACCACCCCACCAAGGCACATCAATAAGACTGCCCATGCGATTGTTTCTAGCATTTTTGTTCTCCTTTATTTCAACGCATTGGTAATCTTGTTGAGCTTGCCCTCTTTTTCTAACTCGGCTAGAGTAGTCATAGCAGTTGCGGCTCTCTCAAGTAGTAATACATAACGCTCTAGGTTTGGAAAATTAGCGGTCTTTTCTACCTTCACTAGCCCTGATGCCAAATCGTCTATGGCTTTGCGCACATTGCCTGAGACTTTCTTTACATTGTTTTGTAGTTCGTCAGTTGTTTGCATCAAGTTACTAGCGTTGCGCTTGAATACTTTGTCTGCTTCTTCCATGACCTCTGATGCTTTTTCGTAGTCTGTTGATATCATTTTTGCTCTCCTTGTTAAGTAAGTTCCGTTTTCAGATGCCACCTCTTCTGCTATGGCTTTGTTAATTCTTGAGACACTCCAACCAAATCCATATCTGTCGATTACGTCTGGTTTACCCCCAAGAAAGTTTTGGCTAACACCTATGTGCGGTGTAAATGGTTTCACATCCACCCCCATACAATTACTGCCACCATACCGATTACGGCTATCAGTGCAAGTAGAACTGAGAAGTCGCTGTGCCCTTTGTAGGGCCCCTCTACTGTTAGGTATGGCTCAGTAGTTCTAAGCGTTCGTGAATAGATTTCTGTCGTGTGGTTGTTATCTAACATTTCTTAGGTCTCCTCTGTTAATACTACAAAGATTTCATCGTTGATACGACACCCTACATCCGATACAAAGTGCTCGGCTTCAACTAACTTCAACATACCTAGCTTTCCTCGCATCTCTACGGGGAGCGTATTATCATCGTAAAGTTGCACATCTTGTCCAATCCTCACCAAGTATTTACCCTCGTCCTTGATGACAAGTGCTGCTTTGTTATCACCAAACCTATTACGGATTGATTCAATAGTTAACATGTCATCTTTGAACTTCTTGGTCTGCTCCATCTTCTTTAGCATGGGCTTCTTCTCGGATTCAGGGAGTCCGTTTACATGCGCCAAGAAAAAGTGAAAACCAGTTCCCATGATGAATTCCTGTGCGGAGTTCTGCGTATCTCGCTCGGAGTAGCGGTGCTCTCTACTCTTCTCGTGCGCTTGGTTATTCATTACTTGCTTCGCTTTGTCATACGCCTTGTCTATACGCTCGTTGGGCTTGAGACGAAAGAACATCTTCTTCGCCATGAGGATAGCCTTGTCCACATCTGATGTGCGGTATGACTCTGTGCGTTCTCTCTTACTTGCAATGCGGTCGTTTCTAATCGAAAGTTTGTAGTCACCTCGGTAATACTGCCTACCAATCTTGCCAATCTCCTCACCGCTATCAATCACGGTAAACCCCACGGGTCTGTGCTCACCTATAGTATCGGTAACAATGAACCGCCACAATGGATTCGCCATCGCTAGATTCATTACCA